AAATAGACCCCCCCAGTACTCGTCATAAAAATAAGACCTAAAATAAAGTTTGCATCCACCCCCCAGTACCCCCCATAATATTTTCAAGCTATTTATGCTTAGGGTCCCATCCCCATGTGGGGGGTATATTTAACGCACTTGACCACCGCGCTTATGGAAGAACAATTTAGTATCGAACCTGCGATAGACGATCCCAGTGAATATAGTGCTATGCTTGCTTGTGCAAGAGAGTGCTTTACGCTTAATGCTACATTCCTAGAGAGAATGGGCTTTGACTTGCCTGTGCCTACGGCAGAAGATAAGAAAGAAGCTATGCAAATCTACCATGCGGCTCCCTCGGCGCCCGACAAACCAAGCACTTTAGGTACAGCAATTGTGCTCGAGAAGATGCTTGCAAAGCATGATTATGTCCTTGCTGACCCCAGCAATAAGATGCGCAACTACGTGGTATATAAGCTGTTTGAACATGCAGAACACGAAGACCCGAAGGTAAGCCTAAAAGCCCTAGAATTCCTTGCAAAAAGCTCAGAAGTGGGGCTATTTTCAGATAAAATCGAGGTTAATATTAACCAGAAAACGACTATTGAGCTGGAATCTGAGCTAACTTCTTTGCTTAAAAGCATCTCGGGGCGTACTAATCCAGCAACTATTGATGCAGAATTCCGTGCTATTTAGGCGTTATTATGGACAATGAAGCGATAAAAATGGCGATGCAGTTGGCTACGCCAGACGAAAAACGCCGCCTAACTACCATGATAGAAGAGCTTAGACGCAGAGAGTTGCGCGAAAAGGCGCAGAATGACTTTATGTCGTTTGTGAGGTTTATCTGGGGGGATTTTGTAGACGGGGCGCATCACAAGCGAATAGCTAAGATTTTTGAGTCGGTTGCTTGTGGAGACCGTAAGCGGGTGATTATTAACTTGGCGCCGCGTCACACCAAATCGGAGTTTGCCTCCTACCTTCTCCCTGCATGGCTACTGGGTAAATACCCCAAGAAAAAGATTATGCAGATTTCGAACACGTCAGAGCTTGCAGAAGGCTTTGGTCGTAAGGTGAGAAACCTTGTAGGGAGTGAGGAATATCGTGAGATATTTCCTGATGTAGAGCTTCGGCAAGACTCGAAAGCAGCGGGGCGGTGGAACACTAATCACGGTGGAGAATATTATGCAACAGGGGTGGGAGGAGCGCTGGCTGGTCGCGGTGCTGATTATGCAATTATTGATGATCCTCATACTGAATCGGAAGCTCTAGCAGCGCAGTCAAATCCTGCTATTTACGATAAGGTGTATGAGTGGTACACGTCGGGTCCTCGTCAGCGTTTGCAACCTAACGGAGCCATAATCATCATCCAAACTCGCTGGTCAAAAAGAGATTTAACAGGGCAGATTATTAACTCCGCTGCGAAGAACAACAGCACAGATATTTGGGATGTAATTGAGTTTCCCGCTATTTTGCCATCGGGTAAACCGCTGTGGCCTGAGTTTTGGAGCCTTGAGGCACTGGACGCTGTTAAAGCAGAAATACCAAACGCTAAGTGGCAAGCACAGTACCAACAGAACCCAACGTCTGAAGAAGGTGCGTTAATCAAGCGAGAGTGGTGGCGTGAGTGGGACAGAGATGACCCACCTAAGAATATAGACTTTATTCTTATGTCATGGGATACCGCGTTTGAGAAGCACAATAAGGCGGATTACAGTGCTTTAACGGTGTGGGGCGTATTTGAGTATGACGGTGATGACGGTGAGAAAAGACCTAACATTATTGTGCTTGATGCAGTAAAGAAACGTGTAGAATTCCCAGAACTTAAGCAGTGGGCGATTGAGGCTTACAGAGAGTGGAACCCAGACGGGGTGATTATTGAGAAAAGAGCATCAGGTGCTCCGCTTATATATGAGCTTCGACGCATGGGCATACCAGTGCAAGAATATACACCCACTAAAGGTAATGATAAAATATCTCGAATAAACAGCATCGCGGACATATTTGCCTCTGGGTTTGTATGGGCGCCACAGACACGCTGGGCGGATGAACTTATTGATGATGTAGCGTCTTTCCCTGCTGGTGAGCATGACGATTTGGTAGATACCGTGAGCCAAGCCATGTTACGCTTTAGGCAAGGCGGGTTTGTCAGAACCTCAAGTGATGAGGAATATGAGACACAAAACTATTCGCGCAGACGTAGACCTTACTATTAAACAACATTGAGGCATTAAATATGGCAATGACGCAACCCATGTCACCGTTTAACTTAGACGACGAAGACCAAGAACCAATTGAAATAGAGATTCACGACGAAGACCCAGAAACTGGTGAAGAAACCCACGTGTCCTATAGTGAGGACTCAGACGTTGAAGAAGTGCCTGAGTTTGGCGCTAACTTAGCGGAGTATTTGGACGATAGCTACCTTTTTGAGTTGGCTAATGACCTTGTGCATGACTACGATAATGATAGAAACTCACGTAAAGACTGGGAAGATACCTATAAAGATGGGTTAGATTTGCTTGGACTTAAGTATGATGACCGTATGGAGCCATGGCCTGGTGCCTGCGGTGTAAATCACCCATTACTACTTGAAGCGGTTGTAAGGTTCCAAGCGGAGATGATTACAGAAACATTGCCAGCGGCAGGTCCTGTTTCAACAGAGATTTTTGGTAAACAAACACCAGATAAACAAGCGGCAGCAGAGCGCGTAGCGGCTGATATGAACTATCAGATTATGAAGCGTATGCCTGAGTTTAGAAACGAACAAGAACGCACGTTCTGGGCACAAGCGTTAATTGGGTCAGCATTTAAGAAGGTGTATTTCGACCCGACGCTAGGGCGCCAAACCAGTGTGTTTATTCCGGCAGAAGATTTTGTGGTTTCTTACGGTACGTCTGATTTAGCAAGTTGTCCACGTGCCACCTATGTAATGCGTAAAAACCACAATGAGCTACGTAAACTTCAGGTATCTGGGTTCTATAAAGACGTTGATATCGAGAAGCCAGCTAAGCACACTGAGAAAATTCAGGATGCAAAAGATAAAGAAGGCGGCTACTCAGCTATTTATGATGACCGCCATATCCTGCTTGAAATGATGGTAGACCTTGACTTAGAAGGGTTCGAAGACCTTGATGATTCAGGTGAGCCGACGGAAATTGCGCTTCCTTACGTTGTGACTATTGAGAAAAGCTCTATGGAAGTCATAGGAATTCGTAGAAACTGGAAGGAAGACGACGAGCTAAAAATTAAGAAACAATACTATGTTCACTACCCTTATGTACCTGCTGATGGGTTTTATGGGTTTGGTTTAGTGCAAATTATTGGTGGTTTTGCTAAAAGTGCAACGTCTATTATTCGTCAGTTGGTGGACGCAGGGACATTATCAAATCTTCCAGCGGGTTTTAAAACTCGCGGAATGCGAATCCTAGGCGATGATACCCCAATTTCTCCAGGGGAATTTAAAGATGTTGACATCCCATCAGGTGCACTAAAAGACAATATTTTGCCTCTACCATATAAAGAGCCGTCAGCGGTACTGTATCAACTATTACAGACTGTGGTGGATGAAGGGCGAAGAATGGGGTCGGTAGCTGACCTTAAAGTAGCAGATATGAATGGGCAAACGCCTGTGGGTACAACGCTCGCTATCCTCGAGCGCACACTGAAAGTGATGTCAGCGGTGCAAAGTCGTGTATATCACGCCCTTGACCAAGAGTTAAAACTTCTTGCTGATATTATTAAAGACTCAGGTGATGAAGGCTACGACATCGTATTTACCGATGATAAGCCACACAGCCGTGAAGAAGACTACGGCAACGTAGAGATTGTACCAACAAGTAATCCTAACGCCTCTACAATGGCGCAACGAGTCATGCAGTATCAAGCGGCAGTACAACTAGCGCAACAGTCACCACAGATATATGACATGGCAAATCTACACAGCCAGATGCTTAAAGCGCTTGGTATTGAGAACGTAGAGACACTTATCCCTGCTGGTAAAGAAGTTAAACCAATGGATCCTGTGTCAGAAAACATGAACTTGATGAAGGGCACTAAGGTAAAAGCCTTTATTTACCAAGACCATATGGCACATATGACCATCCACACAAATCTGTTGAATGACCCAAAAATGGCGCAAGCGTTCCAAAATATGACGAATGGTCAGCAAATTCAAGCGGCTATTCAGGCTCACGTTATGGAGCATGCGGCGTTCCAATATCGGTCAGAAATGGAGCAAATGATGGGTGTTGAACTGCCTAAACCAGACGAGGAAATTCCAGAAGAAATGGAAGTTAAACTCAGCAAATTACTCGCTGAAGCCTCTGATATGTTGCTTAAAAAAGACCAAAACGAAGCCCAACAACAACAAGCTCAGCAGCAAGCTCAAGACCCTGTTATTCAGATGCAACAAAAAGAGCTTGAAATTAAAGAAATGGAAGTCAAAGGCAAACTCGATATTGAGCAGAAGAAAATTGATTTACAAGAGCGCGTAGCGGTACTTAACGCAAGCGCTAAAGGCGACGAACTCGCCGCTAAACACGCTATCAACTTGATGGGTGCAGAACAGGCAATGGAGCAGATGCAATTAAACCAAGCAGCTAAAGAGCAACAACTTGCACTACAACAACAGCAAGCCGCGCAACAGGCGCAAGCTCAGCAGCAAGCTCAGCAGCAAGCTCAGCAGCAACTGCCTAGTGGACAACCTCAATGAAGCAATTTAGCTTTGACGACTGGTTCACAAAAGAGTTAAACGAACAGATAGCCAGCCGCAGAGATGCGCTGGTGTCTGGCAATGGTATAAAAGATTACGCTGATTATCAGCATATCGTGGGTGTACTTTCGGGGCTTACACTTGCGCTTAATACGTATAAAAGCCTCGCTAAAAAACAAATGGAGTATGACGATGAGTAGTATTGACGCAATTGACAAGGAAGCTACAGAAGATCAGTTAGAAAAGCTAATTGAGATGCTGCCCGACCCAGTGGGTCCAAAAATCCTTATTATCACACCAACGATTGAAGAAAAAACAACAGGTGGGATTATTAAGCCAACAAGCGCACTTCAGAAAGAAGAAGTCGCATCAACTATCGGTATGGTAGTAAAAATTGGTCCTGACGCATATCAAGATAAAGTGCGTTTTCCAAACGGAGCTTGGTGCAAAGTAGGTGATTTTGTGATTACTCGGGCTTATTCAGGTACTCGCGGTAAGGTAATGGGTAAAGAGTTTCGCATTGTATATGACGACCAAGTAGACGGTGTAGCAACCACTGTTGAAGGTTTTGGTAGAGCTTACTAGGAGGAATTATGGAACATTTAAATGAAGAAGTTGATGTATTAGATAACGATAGCGATATTGATATTGAAATAGAAGACGATACTCCCGAGGAAGACCGAGGCAGAGAGCCACTAGCAAATGCGGAAGAAGTTAGCGATGACGAGTTAAGCCAGTATTCAACTAAAGTTCAAAAAAGAATTAACGAAGTTAACCGTAAATATCATGATGAACGCCGCGCAAAAGAAGCAATTGCACGTCAAAGCGCAGAAGCAGTTAACTACGCTAAAGCTGTTCTTGAAGAAAACAGTCGGTTAAAAGAAACGCTCACATGGGGTGAAAAAGCCCTGATTGAGCAAGCGCAACAAAAGCTTGTCTATGATACAGTTATAGCAGAAGCACAGTATAAAAGAGCGTATGAAGACAACGACTCTGAAGCGCTTGTCATGGCGCAGAGAGAACTTTATCGAGTGCAGACTGAGGCAGATCAATTAAAAAATTATCGCCCCGCACAACAAAACTTGCATTCACCCCAAGTTCCTGCTTATACTGAGTACCAACAACCAGTAGAAAAACCACGCGATGAAAAGGCTGAAACGTGGGCAGCCAAAAATTCATGGTTCGGTCAAGATAGAGAAATGACCAATTTAGCCTATGCGGTACATGAAAATCTGGTCGGTCAAGGGGTAGACCCAACGTCTGATACTTACTATGGTCAAATAGATAAGCGGATGCGAGAAGTCTTTCCAGATAAATTTAAGGGGGCTACGCGAAACGGGACCGTTGTAGCGCCAGCGTCAAGATCGACGCCCTCTAAAAAAGTCACGCTTTCATCTACGCAAGTAGCCATCGCAAAACGCTTGGGCGTGTCCTTACAGGACTACGCAAGACAAGTCGCTAAATTACAATGAGGATTACCAAATGACTGAGCCACGAAATAGACAACAAGAAACTCGCCAACAAACAGAACGCGCGGCGGCTACATGGAAGCCAGCAAATGACTTACCAGAGCCAACACCGCAACCAGGTTGGGTTTTCCGATGGGTTCGTACTTCGTATTTGAATAATCCAGACCATAAAAATGTAAACACAACCAAACGCGAAGGCTGGGTTCCCTGCTCCGCGAAAGACCACCCTGAGATTGATATGACATACGATACTCGCTCAGCCGGAGGCTCTGGAAATGAAAACATTGAACTTGGTGGACTCATGTTGTGTAAAATGCCTGTTGAGGTTGCAGAGCAACGAAATGCTTACTTTAACAACATGACACGCGCACAAACTGATTCCGTAGATCACAACGCAATGAGAGAAAGCGACCCAAGAATGCCGAAATTCGCGGATCGTAACTCGAAAGTAACTTTTGGCAGCGGTAGATAATACCGCTAATATTCCTTATTGGAGGAAATTATGGCTGTAGGAATCCAAGGATTCAATCCAGTTAATTTGATCGGTGGTCAAGTTTACGCTGGCGCGGTACGCCAATTACCTATTGCTTCTGCTTATGCAGAAAACATTGGTTTTGGTGATTTAGTGGGTATTTCTGGTGGTTATATTGTTCGTGTAAACGCTTCTGGCTCTAACGTAACACAAAGCACCTTCCCAACCGTTAAACCTGTAGGTATCTTCTTAGGCTGTAGTTTTACAGACCCTAACTTAAAATACTTCGTTAACAAACAATTCTGGCCAACAGGCACTGTAGCATCTGATGCTATGGCTCTTGTCTGCGAAGACCCAGAAGCAGTGTTAAAAATTACCTTAACTAACGCAGGTACAGCCTATACTTCTAGTGCTGCTACTGTTGCCGCAGTGGGTAAAAACATTGGTTACTACCAACCGTCAGTGCCAATGAGCACTTCAACTGGAAACAGTTTGGTATCAGCTAACTTTGCTGTTGCAGCGACTACAGCGACGCTACCATTCCGTATTGTTGACTTAGTAAAAGACACAGCGCTTCCTGATGGTACATTTGTAGAAGCATTAGTCACCTATCAGTTAGGTGTTCATTTCTATCGTCAAACTACAGGAGCTTAATCAATGGCTGCTATTTCTAGATCCCAACAGATAAAAGAACTTATTCCTGGGCTTAACGCCTTATTTGGTAATGAGTATGCTCGTTATGGTGAAGAGCACAAAGAAATCTTTGAGACTGAAAGTTCTGATCGTTCATTCGAAGAAGAATTAAAACTCGCTGGTTTTGGCGCTGCACCAACCAAAAACGAAGGCCAAGCAATGTCTTACGACACTGCACAAGAAGCTTGGTCAACACGCTATACCCACGAAACTATTGCTTATGGTTTTGCTATCACTGAAGAAGCGATGGAAGATAACTTGTATGACTCATTGTCTGCTCGTTATACCAAAGACTTAGCTCGTGGTATGGCATACACAAAACAAGTTAAAGCGGCTAATATCTTAAACAATGGCTTCAACCAAAACTACTTAGGTGGTGACGGCGTATCATTGTTTGGTACTAACAGCTCAGGCTCTGTAACTAACCACCCACTTATTAACGGCTCAACTGTTAGTAACCGTCCTGCAACAGCAGCAGATTTAAACGAAACTTCACTTGAAGCGGCTGTTATTCAAATCGCTGGCTGGACTGACGAACGTGGTCTTTTGATTGCTGCTAAACCTAAAAAATTAGTTATTCCTCCTTCACTTCAATTCGTTGCAACTCGTTTGCTCGAAACTGAATTGCGCGTTGGTACAACTGACAATGACGTTAACGCAATTAAAAACAACGGTGCAATTCCAGAAGGCTACACAATTAATCACTGGTTAACTGACTCTAACGGTTGGTTCTTGATTACTGATATTCCAAATGGATTGAAGCACTTTATTAGAACTCCGTTAGCTACTTCTACAGACGGGGACTTCGACACCGGGAACTTACGTTTCCGTGCTCGTGAGCGTTACTCTTTTGGGTTCTCAGATCCATTAGGCGTCTATGGTTCACCAGGTACAAGCTGAGTAAAATCAAGCACTTACGTGTTTATGGAGACCCCCTTTACGGGGGTTTCTTTTTGTGTTATGATTTCCCGTGTCAAATCAACTACTGGAAAAAATCATGGAATACCCAAGCACAAGAGAAGAAGCAAAGCGTACTGGAGCTAAATTTTATTTCACAGGCAAACCTTGCACACGTGGGCACGTAGCTCCACGTAAAACAAAAGGATGCTGTATTGAGTGCATGAGAGAAGACTGGGTGACAGACAACGAACGGCGTAAAGCTTTACCTAAATCAGAAGCGTCAAAAGCCGCAGGCAAACGGTATTACGAAAGAAACAAAGATTTAGTCAAAGCTAAAGCCGCCGCTAGACCAAACGCAGAAAAACACAAACACAAACGAAACCACAAAAAAGAAAACCTAGAGTATTACAAAGTATTGTGCAACGCTCGTAGACGCAGACACCGTGAAGCCACCCCTGCATGGTTAACTACAGAGCAAAAAGAAGATATAAAACAGCTTTATATAGAAGCACAGAAAATAACAAAACTAACAGGTGTTCGGTATGAAGTAGACCATATAATCCCGCTAATTAACGATAGTGTATGTGGGCTGCACGTACCTTGGAATTTGCAGGTAATCCCTAAAATAGGCAACCTCAAAAAGGCAAATAAAATAGCTTGCGCATAAGCAGTGTAATTGGTACTATCACCCCCAAATCTAGGTGTTTATTTTTACTTTGTATTGACCGACCTAGCGGACACGGCACACGACAATACAACTAACGTGCGAGGCTTTTATGGCAATCTCAACAACCCAATCTATCTGGCGCTCAGGCGGCGGTGACACAACTAAAACAGCTTACGCTGGCTCAATGCTTATGGTAGCTGATTTCTATTTATCAGCAACGCAAACCACAGGTAATGTACAAAAATCATCTTCTGATACAGCTCCAGTTATTCTCCCCCTTGGTGCTATCGTTACGCAAATTCAAATCAATGCTGCTGGTACAGGTGGTACAAACCCTACTTTTGATATGGGATACACACTTTACACCGCAGGTACCGCAACCCCAGAAGGCCTATTAAATGAAGCCGACGCAGATGCAGGTAAACAATTTATTACATGGGCAACCGCAACGGTTCCTGGTGCTGGCTTAGGCGCAGTTATGTCATCTTCTGATATGGTGTATATTACAGGTCGCGCAGGCGCATCCGCTGCTACTGGTGGCAGCATCTCTGGTCGCTTAACATACTATGTTCCAACTAACGGCGCATACACAGCGTAATTAGTCGTGGGGAGACTCGATCTCCCCCTTTATTTAGGAGACAGTTATGTCAATGCAGTATGACGTCAAGAGTGCCCACGCTAGCGCAGTAGGTAGTTTGTACCCAGCTAGAACACGACTTAAAGGCTTTTCAGTAGCCCCTGCCGCTAGTACAGCATGTACGTTTGAGTTTAGAGATGGAGGAGCCACAGGCACTATTTTATGCCAAATGGACATCCCAGTTAACTCAAACCCCAACAGCTTTTATGTGGCTATCCCCAACGAAGGTATCTTATTTCAGACCAGCATTTATCTAACCTTTAGCGCAGGGTCTGTTGCTGGAATAACCATTTTCTACGGGTAAGCCATGATGGACGACCAAATCAAACTAGCTGTTCACGAAAACGAAATTAGACATTTACAAACTGATATGGATAAATTGGTTAGGGATATGGAGGAGCTTAAAGCCTCTATCGCTGAGATAAGCAAGACTCTTTCGGAAGCTAAAGGTGGATGGCACGTTTTAATGATTATGGGTGGTGTAGGTGCAGCCTTTGGCGGTATAGTTGGCTGGGCATTTGAGCACTTTTCAGGTAAATAATATGGCGAAGAAAGCTCCTGTATTAGCAGTAGGTAGAGGTGAGAAACTCCCCGTTTCTAAGGGCGCAGGTCTTACAGCCAAAGGTCGTGCAAAGTATAATGCGGCTACTGGATCTAACTTAAAAGCACCAGCACCTAACCCCAAAACAAAGAAAGACGCAGGTAGACGTAAGTCCTTTTGTGCCCGCATGAGTGGGATGCCAGGACCTATGAAAGATGAAAACGGCAAGCCGACACGCAAAGCGGCTTCTTTAAAACGGTGGAATTGTGGCTCCTAGTGTATCCTGTGCTCAACATAATTTAATGGCGATGGTTGCAAATAATCCAAAAGCAGCTAAACGCGTAGGTATTTCAAAATCAACAGGTGAAGAGTTTATGAAAGCAGATAAAGGTAAGAAATTTGGTAAAGGCGGTTTAGGTTCACTTTTCAAAGGTAAAGACGATTACAGTGAAGAGTTGAAAGAAGGCAAAGCCGTTAAGTCTGGTAAAGTCTCTCCTCAGCAATATGCTAAAGGTGAGAAGATGGAAGACGTTAAAAAGAACAAAGGCGATAAAGCCCCACCTAAATCGCTTGATATGGGTTCAATGGGTATGAAGAAAGGCGGTACTGCTAAGTGTATGGCTAAAGGTGGCGCAGTTAAAGCTGACGGTAAAGCCATTCGTGGTAAAACCAAAGGACGGTTTGTGTAATGCAAACCAAAGACTATCCAGCTAAAGGCTTCCCTGCGTACCCTAATGCTAAGGG